ACAAGATGTTTTTTGTTGTTAACCATATCTCTTAGATGGAAAGGACAAGAGAGGAGAGTTTCCCCCCTCCTCTCCCTTTCCTGGGAGACTTAGGCAACAAGAAGGTCTGTCGCAATAATAGCGATGGAGGACCAGTGACGTTCTTCATCTCGGCGGTTGGTTTGAGTTGACCAATCGCTTAAATTCAGACTTGCGAATCAAAAGAGAATCGCAACCAGTTGCGGAAGCCGTGAGAGCTTCCTATCTGGACGTCGTCTGACTCCTGTGGAACAGTTCCTCAACAATGTTGAGGTAACTTGTTCCCTGGACAGCCACAATTCGCTCTTGAGATCTTTACAATTTGATCTCGAGTACAAACTGAGACTCTTCGACCTTGAAGGTCGGACTGTGATCTTGGATCCAGTCCATTTGAAGAGATTGGCTTCGCGAGCCAATGGATCAGACATTGGGAAAACACAGAAAGAACGGCAAAAATTTATTAATCGCTGTTCTGATCTGCCTTGCCTTTCGAGGGAGCAGGTTCTTCAAGTACTAAGTACGTTTACGAAGTTCCTTCCTATAGAGAAAGTCTTGGGATATTACTACAAAGGTAGTATCCGTTTTCACAATATTTCTGATCCCATCCGATTCCGACACATTATGGGACTCTCAGATGCCATTGATCAGGCAATGAGCAACTTTGGAATTACAGTACAGTTTCCTGTTACTGTTTCCACTGTTATTCCCATGAGCCGTGTGGGGGGGAAAAGATTCCTAAATGGGAATCGAGTTTACCCAGTTGTCCAGTCGTCTCCAAAAGGGACCCATCTTCAATTGAGGATTAGGTCCAAAGGAGGAACTACTAGACACCGAAGATACCGACTTCTCTTACATTACCTACGGGTTTTTCCCAAGGGTTTAAAAGAGAAAGATTACGTCAAATTAATTAAGACGAGTCTAGCCGGTCTGTTTTCGGAAAAACTGGAACAGGAATTGCCGGAAGGCTATCCTGAAAACTCTATTCCTATGTTTCCTTCATTCACTCAGGGGCGTTTAGATCGCGCCCTCCTCAACAAGAGTCACCGGGTTCAGTTCTATTTCAATCTTCTCCAATCGAAAGCGCTATGCGCTCCAGTTGGAGAGGATATGATCCAAGAACAGTACCAGAAGCACTTTGCTTCCCTCTGCCGAGATCCTTCTGAAATTTTGAAGGTTCCGGATCAGATGTTGGAAGAACTTAGGGCCTATGGTCGAAAGGTGGGAAGACGAGTAAAGGATCTTTACGATCCTTTCTCGACTTCTCTCCCGAACCAGATGAGTTCAATTGAGGCGAATAGGAGTGAAGGAGGAAACCGAGAAGCACTGAAGCAATCCGGTTCACTAAAATCCTACCGGGGTAGTTCCCTGAGTCACATGATGTGTGACTCGGAGAACCCCCGACTGGAACCTTTTGTGATCGGGTTCTTCGGGCCACCAGGCAGTGGTAAGACCACTATGGTCAGCCGTCTGGTATCCCAGCTTCGCTCGGAACTTTTTCCTGGATTGAGTAGAGAGGGTGCTGTTTATTCCCGTTCCTGCGCCACGGCGCATTGGGATGGTTATAATCAACAGCCAATAGTCGTCCTAGACGACTTCGGTCAAAACTTGGAAGATCGTGGTGATCTTTCCGAGTTCGAAATCCTCGTTTCTATTAATGACTATGTTCTACCAATGGCGGAACTTGGTCAGAAAGGAACTAAATTTCGGTCTCCAATACTGATTGTCACATCCAATATGGATTATGGATGTGGGCAAATTAGAAATGGTAATCAGGGTCTCGTTGTCGAGGACCCTCTTGCCATTTGGAGGCGTTTTGACCTGCCTTATCTACTTTTTCCTAACCCCGATCCTCAGAGAGAAAACTTTTTCTTTCAGTTGACTCCCCCTAAAGTTTTTTCCACTTCCCAGTCTTGGGAATTCTATAGGAAGAAATATGGGTCAATCGGTTCCAATTGGACCGGTTGTTTCCCTTTTAGTGGGTCGACCCTCAGTACTCCTGGGGCTACAATCTGTCTTCCCTCCTATGAGGGAGACAGAACCGTACCCCGACGTCATGAAGTTCACCCCCTTGGAAAAGAGGTGAAGCGTCCTGACATCCTGAAGGAAGTACTGAATGGAGTGAAGAAGAAGTGGGATTTTCATCAGTCTGCTTTCCATGACTCTTGGACACAAGTGGTCCATCGTTATAGAATTGACTACCAGAAATCAGAGGGTTGCTTTTGGCAACCCTCGATTCTGGAGGTCAAGGAAGACTGTTGTCCCAAGATAGTTTCTACTGTCTTGGACTTCCCGATTTCTCCACCTCGTTCAGCTCCTATTGTCAAAGCACATGCTATCCCCGAACCCTTAAAGGTTCGGATGATAACATTGGGAGAATCAGATACGAAAGTCTTACAGCCTTTTCAAAAGGCTTTATGGACTTATCTGTCTGAGCAACCCCAGTTTTGTTTGACCAATGGAGTGAAGATACTTGAATCTTTTGAGGGAGAAACTCTCCCTTGGATTCACCGTATCGAGGAGGTGATCCGTCGAATAAACGATAAGTATTCGATGGATGAGGATATTTGGCTCTCTGGAGACTATACAGCAGCCACCGACAATTTTCCAATGTCGGTTACGGAAGCATTGATAGAAG